AGGATCTTCTTTTATTCTTTCGCGCCAATCAAGAGTTACAGTTTTCTGAATTGCTTTTAAGAAATCATTGTAACGAGTGGCTTGCCCTAACAGTAAATATGTTTTTATACTTGCCAAACCATTTTCATTAAATTCTAAATCATCTTTAGCATAATTCATATACTCAGATCGAGAATATAAGTTAGAATTCTTGCAAGCCATATAATGTGTGTAATCAAAACCAAAAATTCCATTAATAACATCTGGTTCCTTTAAGAAATAACCATAACATACAGTTGGTTTTTGTATTATTAAGTTTTTGAACTCATTGAATTGTCTAATTCCAGTAGCTCCTAGTGTTATATAGTGTAAAGAGAATTGACACTCTTGAACAATCGCTGCTGATAATTGTGAAGATCCATTTTCAACCATTTGTTTTCTCAAATCATACAAAGTGTTAATCTTATTATAAAAATTTGATAATGGTTTCAAGCATGTAGCTCCATAAAAGAATTTAATTTTAGGAGATAAAATTGTATTTGACAGAATCCAAGTTGAATTAAATTCTTCAATGTAATTGAGTGATGCAATCGTAGATTTTTCTTCCGATTGTTTGATGGTTAGTAGTTTCATCATTCTTTCTTCTAATAAAGATAATCTAGTCAATGTGAATGCAAAGAATTTCTTCATATAATTTCTAAGCATTGTTCTAGCTCTGTCAATTTCCTGAACAGTTTCATATTCTTTGTAATCCATTTGACTGATTTCTTCTTTTATTTTTTGCATCTTTTTTAGTGTCTCTGAAATCTTGTTTTTAGGCATATTTGGACTGCTTGATTTTTGTATCATTTGTGCGATTCTCTTAAGTATGGTGAATATCATAGAATCAGGGATTGATTTATGATTGAAAATCAAACTTCTGACTGTAGAGAAATCATCAGATGAAACTTTATCTGTTCTTTTGAATGCAAAAGAACTAGATGGTACGACTTTGATTAATTCTTGAAAAACCAAATTTTGATTGACCTCTTTCATCAAATACTTTAAACAAGCATGTATTGTTGACGATTGTTCATGCAAAATACCTTGTTCCATGTTGCTTTTATTGTGTAACAACTTTGAATGTTCTTCCAATAAGTCATGTCTATCAACTCTACCTAGAAATTGATCTTTACACTCTTCCATTCCTGGATCCATTGATTTTGTTTTTTGATCTAAGACAAATTTGCTCAATAAGAATGGAGGTAATTCTAATATTTTATTTTCATGCAAATTTAAAATGGCATTTACAATTGACCATAATTCATCGTCCATCAATGGTCTGAAAACAGCAGAAAAGACTGGCATTATAAATCTTTGTGCCCAAGTTGTGCAATCACCTGAGTCTATAGATGTGACTACATCTCTGTCAGGATCTTTAACTGAAGCTGATATTTTATCTAAATGTTCAGTACTTCTCATTAACTTCATGTCTCCTTTAGTCAACATTTCACAATCCAATTCTCTATTGATAACAGTGCATAAGGTTTCAGAGAAACTAATGCACAATCTAGAAAAAACATCTAGAATAAAGATTTCTCTAGTTCCACCAATTTGTTGCTTTCTGAAAAGAATGGCATATGTTCCTGTCAATGAGATCAGTTTCTTCAAGAGTTCAGGTAAATTTGCTAAAGGACGATTCATGTTTTGGTAAGTTTGCAACACTTCGATCATTCCTTCCAAGACACTTCGTTTTTGACCCTTTTGATCCTTTAATTCTTTATTAAGAGCTTTTTTTGCCTTTCTAATATCAACTTTTGTTACAACAGCTCTCATAGCTGATCTTTTATATGTTGCATAATCGTCTGCGGTCTTTTTCTTCATTTCATGGAAGAATTTTTCTCTAATTACATCTTTGAAATTGTTTCCTAAATCTTTTGTTAATCTTCTAGCGGCTGCATGCCCACAGTTTACAGCAAATCTGACTGAAAATTCATGATTTTCATAATCTTCAGACACATCTTCAGAAAACAACTTCTCCCAGTCAGTTTTCCTTAATTTTAATTCTTCTGCAATAACTTTTCTGAAAATCTGGAATTCTGCTTGATTTTCAGATGAGTCATCTTTGTTGTGTATATGACTCAAGTAACTTAAATTCAAAGCCTTTTCAAATGTGTCAATTCCTTTGCCTGTCAAGAAATTCTTGAGTCTTTCAAATTTTAAAGTTGAGACATTTTTCTTTGAGAATTGTGAGAAATCAATCTCAGAGAACATACCTTTCTCTCTGTGATCTTCTTCTTCATCGTCCTTTGGTTTGAGCATTTCTTTCAAGTCTTTTGAATCGTATTCTCTAGCACCTTCTGGATCATAATTGTTATTATTTTCATCTTTAATTATTG